ATCGCGCCCGCAGCGTCCAACAGGCTCAGCGTGCGGGCGAGTTTCTCCGGGTCCTCCTGCGACACGTCCGGGAACGTGACCACAGGCTGGTCGAACTTGCCGCCACCCTTGCCGGGGAACAGGATCCCGTCGAGCTCGAGCGCGACCGATGCTTGCCGGCTGATCGCGGCTTTGTCGTACAGGATCTTCTTGTCCCGTGTCCGTTCGGACGCCTTGTTCCGATCATCAACCTCGGTGGCGGTCTGCGTTCCCTGCTGCCCGCCGGAGTAGTCACCCCACGCGGACTGCGAGTACCCCGCGGCGCGGAGGATTTCGCGGTACAGGGCGAACGCGGTGCGCTCATGCTCCTCAACGCGAATGTCGAACTGGACCTTGTCGAGCGTCGTCTTCGTCGGGTCACCTGGCATGTTCAGGCCAGCGAACACTTCACGGCCCATGTCGAACGTGCCACCCATGCCGGGGCCGAGGTAGTCGAGCACCGAGTCGGGCACGATCACGCGGCCTGCGCCGAGCTTCAGGTCGCGAGCGGGCCCTTCTTCCGCCATGCACGGGTCGGCATGTTCGGGTTGTACGACGTCGTCAACCGGTCGATGCCGGTGACGATGCGCGAATCAGCGTTCACGAGGTCCGCGAGACGCTCCGTTTCGGGGCGCTCCTGCAACGGCACCCGACGCCCCAGGTTCGTCTGCGACCCCTTGAACAGGGCGTGCTCGATCGCACCCGCCTCGTGGTGTTCGATGTGCCGCCAGTACGTCTGACCGTCGACGTACTCCGTCCACATGGAGCATTCGACCATCACACCGTTGCGGAACGTGGGGATCACAACGTCCGCGGCGGACACCTGCAGCCACACGTGATCCGCGACCGCCAGGTCCCACGTGGAGGTGATGACGGCCGCGCCGAGCGCGGCCTTCAGTTCACCCATGGTGTTGAACGTGGCGTGCGCGTCATCACTGTTCGCGATGACGTCGAGCCGGTCCTGCGCCTTCTGGTTCTTCCCGTCGAGTTTCACCTCGGGGGGTTCCGCGAAGATCAGATCCGACGACAGCGTCGCGAGGTCAGCGGGTGCGGGAACGTGGAGGCGGGTGCGGTTCTCCCCAGCAGGGACGGGGCGCCCCCAGAACATGCGGGACGCTGCACCGACGACGCCGCCGCGCATGGGCTGACCGTTGCGGACGTAGTCTGCGCGGGCCTGCGAGTCACGCCGGTACAGGTTTTCCAGGCGGTCCGTGTCGCCCAGGTACCAGGCTTCGTTCTCCGCATACACCCGGTACGCGAAGTCCCACGGTGCAGGAGGCCATGCGGTGTTCTGGTCGGGGATCGGCATCCGTTCCCCCGTTCCATCACGCTGCGAGAGCGAGCATCGGTTTCCAGTAGTTCACGGTCGAGTGTGTGATGTACCGGCCCGCGTCGAGGCTGTGGTCGTTCTCTTTCACGACCTCGTCGTCACCCTGGTCGGTTGCTTTCGCATCCCACCTGTATTCGGTGACTTCCTCAGCCCAACCCGTGCAGCGGTCGGTGACGACCATGCCGTCGGTGTCGAGGAGGTTCGCGATCGTCTGAATCCCGGGGAGAACGTCGTTCACCGCCGGCCACGGAGACAAGCCCGTGCCGCGGAGGTCCTGCTGCATCTGCATGTGCATCGACGCCGCGGCGGGGTCGAGCATCAGGAACCGTGGCTGGATCGTCAACGGGTATGGTGTGTGATCCTTGGGGAGCCATTGCCGGAACCGGTGTGAGAGGGCTTGGTCGGTGAGGCGGACGTCGTTGTGGTCCTTCGGGTTGTACCGCCACTCGTCCATCAGCACGAGCCGCGAGTGCGGGACGGTTCGTCCGTGCTTGTCGCGCTTCACCTCATCGGTCACACCGAGCATGAGAGCCGCTGTCGTGTTCGTGGTGCCGTAGTCCATCCCGACACCCATCACGTCCCGCAGGGGCGGCATCTCGTTGAACGGGATGATGTGTCGTGCGGGGTCCCACATGGGGTATACGGCGCCTTCAGCGTTCGTCCACTCGCCGCGGATCATCCGGTCGTAGAACACGCCCGAGAACGACCGCTCCATGTCGGCGACGTAGTCGGCGGGGAGGTTCGGGTTGTCCCGCATCGTGAAGTGGAAGCTGATGAGGTTCTTCGCCGCTCCGGGGACGATCCAGTTCTTCCGGATCCAATGGTTCCGGGAGGCGGGGTTCATCGTCGCCAACAGGCGGGCGCCGTCGACGCGGAGGCGGGACACGAGCATGTTCCAGAACGCTTCAGGCATCAACGCGGCCTCGTCGACGTACGCGAGCGCGACCGTCGCACCCTGGATCCGGCCGACCGCTTCAGCGTTGTGCGCGCCGATGACCATGACCTCACGGCCCAGAATCCTCGCTGACGACGCACCGGGCGTGTAGTGGATCTGGGACGAGATGATCGTGCCGAAGATCGACGTGTTCTGGAACAGGACGAATACGTTCTGATACACGGTCGTCATCGTCCGCCCGACGATCACAATGATCCCCGTCTTCGGCGCCAACCGCACCGCGAGAAGGAATGCCCACAGGCTGATGACCGTCTTACCCGAAGACACCGCCCCGTACCAGAGCGCCAGCTTGAACCGGGCCGCGTCGACCAGGGACAGCATCTGCGCACGAGATACGAGTCGTTCGAGCTCGTCAAGCCTCATCAGTGACCTCAGGGCGCAGACGCTCAGCGGCGGCAGCGAACCCGGCCGCGATCTGATCCAGCACCCCGTGCGCCTGCTCGAGACCCGTGTCCGACTGCTCCACGATCCGGGTCAGCTTGTCGAAAGCGATAGCTGCCGTCGTGATCACGTTGCGGCGCACGTCGATAGGTGCAGACGCGAACGTGTGAGAGTGGAAACCGCCGTCCTTCCCGCCGAAGCTGTAGACGGTCACCGGGCCATCAAGCTCCATCAGGCCATCGCGTGCAGCGACAGCCATCATCTGAGCCAACTCAACCCGAGCCGCCGCGAGCTCTACGGTGTGAGCGCGGGTCGCAAGATCAGTCTGCGCGGTGTCGAACTTGAGCCCAACCCGCTTCGCCCATCGCGACACCGTCGAAGGTGCACAGCCCAGAGCATCGGCGATCGCTCGACACGAGGCCCCGTCGTCGTACAGCGCCTGCGCGCGTTTCTCGTCGAACGTTGCTCGCGACATGGGTTCACCTCGCTTGGGCCTCTTGCCCGTGTGCGATTCGGCTGTGCCGATGTCGTGTGTGGAGGGGGTGCCCGTCGATGCCGTGTGGCGACGTGGCGTCGTGGCCGCAAGAGTTGTGGTCGCGCGGTCGACGGGCAGTTCATGGGAAAGGTCGCGTCTCCCGTGGTGGGGCGCGACCTACACGACGAGTATAGAACGGATCAGGGGTGGGGTGTTGCTTGACGGGGTGGGTTGTTCCCTGTCGGGAGTAGGGGAGTTACATGCTTGACGCGACGATGTCAGAGATCATGCGGCGCAGTCTTCCCCCTCGATCGCCTCGTGCGTGTGCATCTCCCCGTACGGGACGGCGCTTGAGAGTTCCGCCGTCATCCGCTGCGACATGTGGAATGCGTCAGCGCGCGACTTGATCACGTGCACCAGGACGCCGCGATGCTCCGGGTCAACCAGCGACTTCTCTGCCCACTCCTCGAGGAACGCGTTCTCCCTCTGCACCTGATCACGCACAAGCGCATCGATATCCATGCGGCTCATCCTCCGACCCTGCTTATGTTCTGCGGATACAAGACAAACGCTTATACCCCGGACTCTCCGAGCAGCAGGCGTGCCTTCGCGTACTTCCGCACAAGCCGCACGATCGTCGCGTCATCCTCGATGAGCGCGAGCCGGTCGACGTCCGTGTTGTCCGCGATGTCGGCGAGCTTCACCCTCCGTGCAGTCGGTGACGCGTACACGCGTTCGTAGTACGCCTCCGCCGGCTCATGCGGGACGCGGGTGAGCGTCTGCACGTCCTCGACGATCCCGGACGGGATGCCCGCCGCAATGAGGTCTTCGGCTTCGAGGTCCGAGTCCTCGAGCACATCATGCAGCCACGCGACCGCCTGCGTCGCAGAGGCATCGCCCACGTTAGCTGCGACCCTCCGCGGATGGTCGATGTACGGCGCACCGGTCTTATCGACCTGGCCGCGGTGAGCGAGTGCTGCGATCGTGCGTGCAGCGGTCACGAGATCCTTCGCGAACACGGGATCCAAATCGGTCACGGCTTCTCCTCCCCGGCCGGCTCGGCGTTGGCGATCTTGAGCAGCACGTCTGCATGGCACGGCTGGTCGAGCGGACAGAAGCACATCAGGTTCTTCCCCGCGAGCTCGGCGCGGATCTCGTCGACCGACACACGCATGAGAGCCGGGTGTTTGGTGATGAGGTCTCGGAACCGGGCGACGGCTGCGAGCCGGGCTCCGCCTATGTCGGTGTGCTGCGCGATGAATCCGACACCATCCCGTTCGAGGTCGAACGGGCCGCCCGAGTGGACGGGGACGATGCGCACCGGGTTCCCAAACTTCGACGGGCGGGCGACGCTGACCGTGTTCTCCGGCTTCCGCCACCCCTTCGTGCGCTTCTGCTGCACCCGGCGCGGTTCAGTCACGGGGTGCCTCCGTCTCCTGAGGGGCGGTCCGATTCCACTTCGATCCACCACGTGTCGTCCTCCCAGCGCACGACGATCGGATAGGTGCCGAGGGCCAGTCCTTCGAATGTCTCTACGGATCCGTACTGCTCGAACACGAACCGCAGCGCGCACTCATCCGACTCCACCAGCCACTCACCGTCGCGATGGATGTGGTAGCGGCCGTGGCGCGTGCGCTCCGTGTCCCACAGCGGGCTCATCGCCTGACACGCCTTCTGCTTGCACCGGTTGAACACCTCGCAGTCGCTGCCGTGCGTTCCACCGAACTCGTACTCGTAGTCGTCGGCCGTCTCGTCGGGCAGGCGAGTGATCGTGACCGTGTGGCTCATCGGTTCTCTCTTTCGGTCTGGTGCGCCTCGCTCATGTGATCGGCGAG